TTTTTTATCTTTTGGTGGTACATATTTTCCTGACTGATCTTTTGAATCTACAAATTCCTTCTCCTGTTTATTAGGAGTCTTAGATTCTGTGTAAGTAAATTCATTAGGGTTGTATTGCAACGGTTCAAAAGACGGGATAATAAAATTACCACATTCGCTATACGTTCCATATTCATCTTTATCGTTATCAATCAGACTGGGTAGATTATTTCTATGTACTCTTACACAACCTGGTATATCTACTTTTGGTTTATAGATAACATCTAATGTTGGAACGTAAAGCTTCCATACAGGTATCTTTGGGATATTTACTTCATTTATATGAATCCTATGTATATCAATCGTAGGCATATTTAGGCATTAAAACCTCTACATCAGAATGGCATTTAGGACAGGATAAATTAGTCATCATTGAATACTCTTCTTGCAGATGCGGTAAGCAATCTTCACCAATGCTTTGATCTCCACCCCAGATTAGTTCTGTTTTACAGTGCCAGCAGTTCATAATTTCATTTTAGGAAT